GGTGCAGGTGATGATGGTACGAGCGTTTTGATTGATGAGTTACGAGCAATGGGATTTGATAACGCTCAATGTATCGGTGCGGGAGAAACTTTACCAGAAGATTGTGACATTATCTACGCATCGCACGTCCTCGAACATATCTACGACCTGCCGCAGACCATGAAGCGGATCGCGGGCGCGCTCACAGATGACGGCTTGCTTATCGTGGATGTACCCGACTCAACGGGGCTGCTGCAACGCTGGAAGATGCCTATCCTAGACTTCAACACAAAACACCTGAACCATTTCACACTCCGCAACCTGCTTGACTTGGGGCATAAGTACGGCTTCGAGGCGGTGTACGTCAAGCCTTATGAGTTGGAATACGCGCCGTGTGTACAGGTGCATTTCAAGCGACTGGATGTGGCGAAGCAATCAGATATTCATATCGGAACACACTCCATGACCAGACTTTCAAAGTTATTCGATATTAGGCAACCTGTCAATATATGGGGCATGTCAGACATTGTTTGGCACACTCTAAGCATGGTTGATTTGGAAGTATTGAACTACATCGACAACGACCCCGCTTATCGTGGGCAGACCTACAAAGGCAAGCCAGTATTGGAGCGCCCCGACAATGACGCGCCGATTGTCATCATGGCGCAGGGGCAGCGCGGGCGGCTGATTGAGAACATACGAAAGGCTGGCGTAACAAACCAGATCATTGAGATATGAGAATAGCAGACGCAATTTTCGAACGGCTAAAGCAGGAGGTTGAAGTCGTTTTCTTCCTCCCTGGCGGCGGGTGTGGTCCGCTGGTGGATGCTTTGGGAAAGTCGGGACTCAAGGCTGTCTGCTGTCTGCATGAGCAGGGAGCGGGATACGCGGCGGTTGGATACGCCCAGCATCACGGCTTCGGCGTGTGCCTTGTGACAAGCGGGCCAGGCGTGACAAATGCCATGACGCCCTGCCTCGCGGCTTGGGTTGATTCAGCACCAGTTCTGTTTCTATCTGGGCAGGTGATGACAAAATGGCTGTCATACGAGGGGATGCGCTCGCGCGGTACGCAGGAGGGGCCGAATACCAAGATGGTGCAGCCGATCACAAAATTCACAGCGCAGGCGCGGCACGGTATCGCAATGCAGTTATTGGAGCGGTGTATCAAAGAGGCCAAGAGTGGGCGGCAGGGGCCGACGTGGTTGGATGTGCCGATGGATGTACAGACGGAGGAAACATGCGACCTGTAATATTGTTGGGTAATGGAGTACGAAACAATCCTGAGTTGATATGGCATCTCTGCTCGCAAGGTATCCCCGTTCTCACTACATGGATGGCCGCCGACTTGATACCAGAAGATAGCCCCGTCTTTTGTGGTCGGCCTGGCATATTCGGCCAACGCGCCGCAAACATCATCCAGCAAAAGGCAACGCATCTATACTGCTTCGGTGCGCGGCTGGACGGTGAGCAGGTGGCTTACGATTACGACAGGTTTGCACCGAAGGCGCAGATAATTGTCTACGACATTGACCGCGCCGAATTGGGGAAGTTCCCAAAGCGGTACAGCATCTCCTGTCACGATTTGAACGATTGGGATTGGAACTTTGTCGGAGAGATTGATTCCGATTGGCTCGCGTGGTGTAAAGACTTATACGCCCGTTTTCGCCCTGAACTGGATGGCGCGGATGCGGGTAAGTTCGTCAATCCGTTCACCTTCCTAACCCTATTGCATGAGCATAGCAAGAGCGACGATGTATTTGCTATCGGCTCCAGTGGCAACGCGCCGACTACGTTCTTTCAATCCTACAAGGTGAAGGAAGGGCAGCGGATCTCCAACGTCTGCACCATCGGGGCAATGGGGGCGGATATTGGCATGGCTTTGGGTGCTGCCTTTGCAACAGACAGGCGGGTTATCTGTGTAACAGGTGACGGCGGTTTCCAGATGAACACGCAGGAACTCGAAACCATCCGCCGCTTTCACCTCCCTATCATCTTCTTTGTTATGAACAACAACGGCTACAACAGTATCCGCGTCGGACAGCTCGCCCGCTTCGGGCGCGTGACGGGTGCTAATCCTGCAACAGGCTTGACATTGCCGAAGCTGGAGGACATAGCGGGCGCGTATGGGTTTATGTACATGAAACTGGACGGACAAAATCTATCAGAATTCGACAAGTGCTTTGTAGCTACCCCGCTGATCGTGGAAGTGATGATAGATCCCGAATGGGAAGAACTGCCGCGCGTGATGGCTTCGGGCGTGGGTAAGGATTTACGGACTGACGACATGGAAGATATGACCCCGAAGATTGACGATTTAGCGGAGTTGATGAAATGATTGTGCCTATCAGTGGCCAAGTTACAGGCCAACCAGAAACCGATAATGTGAAGCAGGTATTAGCATCCTCGCACTTCGGCGGCGGCATCTGGACGGACCGCTTTGAGAAAGGATTTGCCCGCTACATGGGAGCGCGGCATGCCGTCCTGTGTAATAGCGGATCATCTGCCAACCTGCTAGCATTGGCGGCGCTTGAACTGCCGAAAGGCTCGGAGGTACTCACTTGTGCGGTTAACTTCCCCACTACCGTCAACGCAATAATCCAGCTTGGCTTAGTGCCTGTTTTTGTGGATGCCGACCCAAAGACGCTGAACATCATCAATGAGTTTGAAATATCCCGTGAGACAGGCGCGATTATGGTGGCGCATACGCTGGGCAATCCCGTTGATTTCAAGATGGAAACATTCCGACCAGTGATAGAGGACTGCTGTGACGCGATAGGCTCCACCATTCACGGGCGCATGGTTGGACGCAGGGGCATTATGTCTACCGCATCGTTCTACCCAGCACATCATATAACGATGGGTGAAGGCGGGGCGGTGATGACAGACAGCCCGAAGCTGAAAAAGATACTTGAAAGCTACCGCGATTGGGGGCGCGACTGCTGGTGCGCGCCTGGTGAAGATAATGTGTGCGGAAAGAGGTACGATGGCGAATACGATCACAAATACACTTACAGCAGAATTGGATATAACCTCAAAGCTACGGACTTACAAGCGGCGGTGGGGGTCGCTCAGTTGGATAGATTGCAAGTATTCTGTGAGAAGCGTCGGGATAACTGGCAATATTTACGTGCTGGTTTGGATGGGCTACCTATTGAGTTTGTCGAACCGACGCCCAACTCTGACCCCTCATGGTTTGGCTTTGCTTTTCTCACTTCCGAAAGGAATAAACTGGCGCGATATTTGGACGGCAAAGGTATCGGTAATCGTCCTGTGATGGCTGGCAACCTCCTACGACAACCCGCCTACAAACACATAGAGCATAGGGTCATCGGCAATCTGGACGGGGCAAACAAGATACACGAGCAGGGGCTTTGGGTGGGTGTGTTCCCAGGCATTACCCCCGATATGCGCGACTACCAGATAGAAACCATAAGGGCATACTTCAATGGATAGAGTACTCATCACAGGCGGTACAGGCTTCGTCGGTCACTGGCTGCGGGTCTGCAAGCCCGAGGGCGTAAATATATACAGTATGGGGCGTAAAAAGTATGATGAGATGGAGTGGAGCCGTCAGAAGTGGGACGCCATTATCCACCTTGCCCCAACTCCACCAACCGATGTATTAGCCTGTGCCAAGCGCAACAAGGCGCGGGTATTGTATGCTTCGAGTGGTATTATCTACCACCCTGAAAACGAGGCACGCAGGAAGTACAGGGAGTTCAAAGTAACGAGTGAGCAGGAGTGCTTGGATAGCGGCGTGGACGTGGTCATTGCCCGCCTATTCACATTTTGCGGTGACAGGCTGGATGATAATAAAGCAATCAGTACTTTCACTAAAGCGGCGCAGGATAATAAGACGCTGGTTATCAGTGGTGACGGATCTACCGTCCGCTCGTACATGAACGGTAAAGACATGGCCGTTTGGATGTGGGCTATCCTGAAGCATGGGGAGAAACGCAGGGCTTACGACGTGGGTAGCGACGAGGCGGTAAATATGTTTGAACTGGCAAAGCAGATCATCAGGGTAAATAACTCAAACTCCGATATTCTGGTGAAAATGGGGGTGGACCCCATGCCGTACTACCTGCCCGAGGACACAGGCAAGACAAGGGCTCTTTTATCATTGCAAGAAATAGAGATTAATGGTAATATCACGGCAATTGAATAACTATTCGTCAATGAGCGACACATTCCCGTAGAGGGATTGCGTCGCTTTTTTCATTACAACTTAATATCTATCGTGTCAATGCGCACATTCGGCCCAAGAGGGCTTTGAATGTGCGCTTTTTTTATTAAGAAATGGAGCAAACAATGACCGAAACAAATCCGACTACTGAGACAGTAGAAGACCCTGCAAGTGCAGAGGTTACGGAACCAGTAACACCCGAAACACCCGAAACACCCGTTGAGGAGCCATTTGATAAAGACCGCGCTATGGCAACAATCAACAAACTTCGTGAAACTGAAAAGCAAGCGAAGAAAGACGCAAAAGAACTTGAACAATTGAAGGCAGATAAAAAGCAACGCGAAGAGGCCGAGATGACCGAATCGCAGCGTAACGCAAAGCGAGCCGAAGAGTTGGAGGCGAAAAACGCCAAACTTGAAGGCGATATTATGCGCCGAGATGTTATCGCAGAGACGGGACTTCCCGCCCTATTCGCTGACCGTTTGAAAGGCACAACCAAAGAGGAAATGCTGGCCGACGCTCAGGAACTTGCAAAGACTCTGCCACAACTTAAGACCGCACCAAAGCTACCACCCACCAATCCTGAAAATGGGACTCAGAACGAAACGGACGCGCAAAAGCGCGAGCGACTGTTCGGAAAACAGGGTAATCCGTTCACTATGGAAAACATTAAAGAGAAAGGCGGCGGAGTGATCTTTGGAAGCAAATAATAGGAGCTTATAAATGGCATCTCTAAATCCCGAAAGCGATATTAGTGCCTTCGTAAATACTGTTTTCGAGGCTGCATTACTTATCGCCCGCGATAATAACTTTATGCCCAGCGTAGTGCGTGGCTTCAATGATCGCACAGGCTTGGCAGTCCGTCAGAACTCACAGTATGGCGGCGCAACCATGAACCAGGTCGCGGAAACTGACGATTTGGTTGGTCAGGCGTTCACCCCTGCCAGTATTGCAACGCTGACCCCTGTGGAGTTCGGCGCCCAATACTTCCTGACCGATTCCCGTGTGGAGTCCGACCCCTTCGCAGTCCGTAATGACGCGGCTACCGACTTGGGACAGGCAATGGCTACCAAAGTCGAAACTTCGTTGATGAGCCACTTTGATGAATTCACCAGTGGAACAATCGGCGCGGCTGGATCAACTTGTACCTGGTCGTATGTGATGGCGATGGAAAGTATTTTGAAGGCGGCTTACGCCCCTTATCCTTATGTCCTCGTCCTGTCACCCGCTCAGTGGTTCCCGCTGGCAAAGGCCGCTTCGGTGGCTTCATCCAGCGCGACCAATGCTGCTGACAGTCTCAAAGAGGCCGTCAACAGCATGTTCTTCGTCAAGCAGTTCGGTGGCGTCAGCATCTTCGTTAGCGGAAATGTCGAAACATCAGGCACAGACGCTTACGCTGGCATGTTCAGCCGTGACGCGCTGGCTTTTGACCTTCGCCGCGCACCGCGCATGGAACCAGATCGTGACCCCTCACGGCGTGGTACTGAGCTTAACTTAACTTCCGTGTTTGCTCATGGCGTTTGGCGTCCTACCTTCGGTGTGGCTGGCATCTTCGCTAACTCCGCCCCTGACGGTACTTAAGGAGAAATAACATGAGCGAACAAGCTGTCCACATTATCAACGTTGCAGTCGGCGCGGTGGGAACCGCGAATCGTACTCTCTACCGTGTGCCTGCTGGCTACGGTGGTATCACCCTCTTGAATGTATGGCTGGTATCCGATACCGCCGCTACCATTGTTAGCCAGTTGGCAAACATGGGTACCGGCCTCGGTACTGCCGTCTCATCCGCGATTGGTACTCTGACGGACGGGACTATGGTTGCCAATGTACGCAAGGCTTACACCATTTCAACCGCTTATCAAGCGGCTGGCACATGGCTGGGCTTGAACGGCATCAGTGGAACCGTAGGATCTGCCTCGCAGGTGATCATCGAATTCAAGTACGGCAAATAACATACGTGACGGGAGGGTGTAACAGCCCTCCCGTTTACAGAAAGCGCAATGAATGAGAATTGCCTTCCTATCCAACGGTCCCTGGACAAATACGGGCTATGGACAACAGACAAAACTTGTAACAAAGCACCTTAAAAACCTCGGTCACAGCCTTTCGATACAAGCCTATTACGGTCACGCTGGAAGCCCGATAGACTGGAACGGCATCTCCATCTACGGCTTTGTGGCTCACCCATTCGGGCAGGATGTAATGGCGGCTCATGCTACCAACTTTCAAGCCGACATAATCATCAGCAATATGGACTCATGGGTGATAGAACCCGCCATGATGTTTGATAAGAAGTGGGTGGCGTGGTTTCCGATTGATTCCGAACCATGCCCGTCGCAGGTGGTGGAGAAAGTCAAACAAGCCTTTCACCGCGTCGTGTGGACTGAATTTGCAAAGCGCGAAATGGACAGGATCGGGCTTGATTACGATTATGTTCCTTACAGCGTAGATACGGAAGTATATAAGCCAGTGGATAGGAAACTGGCCCGTGAAACTGCTGGAATGGCGCCCGATAAATTCATTGTCGGAATGGTAGCTATGAACAAGGGCTATCCCCCGCGCAAGGCTTTTTTTCAGAATATAGAAGCCTTCAAACGCTTCAACGACAAGCATCCTGACAGTCTGCTCTACTTGCATACAAACGATGGCTCACGCCCGAACGGTGAAACGATTGACCTTGTAACGTTCTGTAAAAACATCGGCTTGAAGATAGGTGAGAATGTCATTTTTGCAGACCAATACTCTTATGTATTAGGGTATCCCGAAGCTGCCATGAACGCGCTTTACAACTGCTTCGATGTTCATTTACTGGTATCTATGGGCGAGGGCTTCGGGATGCCGCAACTCGAAGCGCAAGCCTGCGGCGTGCCTGTTATCTGCGGCGACTGGACTACTATGCCTGAGTTGTGTTTTAGTGGGTGGAAAGTCGAGCGCAAAGACGCAACCCCCCTCTACACCATGCAAAACAGCTATCAATTCCTGCCTCACGTTGACGCAATAGCCGACAAGCTGGAGCAGGCTTACAGGATGCGAGGCAATACCGATTATTCCAAACGCGCAAGGGACGGGGCTATGAAATATGACATTAACCGTGTGGTTGAGAAATACTGGAAACCCGCACTTGCCAACATCGAAAAGAAGATAGCCAACGCGCCCGCGTCCAACCTTGCAAAGAATTTGGAAGTGTTGAGATGAACGCAATTCTTTTACAGCAATGCTGGGTAGGGAATGTAGGAGGCTTGGGCGACTATCAACCCATGCTGGAACTGACCAGACAGAGAAACGAAGAATACTGCAAAGCGCACGGCTTAGACATTGACCTGCTGGTTGGTACGATTGACCCGAAGTATGCAAACGTCAGAGAGGGCGGCTGGGTAAAGATAGAGATGATACTGCGGGCAATGGAAAAAGGTTATCAGTACATCGTATGGCTTGATCCCGACACACTGATAAAGGATTTGGATGCAGACCTGCGCGACGGATGCCCGCAAGGAATAGGGGCGTGCTGGCACAGGATACCGCAACTGAATCACTGGAACGTAGGCGCTTTGTACATTCAGAACTCGGACGAGGCGCATGAGTTTATGAAAAACTGGCTGGCTTCCTATCCTGGCGAGCGTCAATGGATGGAACAGGGCGAATTTAACAAGCTGGCAATGAAAGGCAAGGTAGTACAGACCATCTCAGACAGATGGAACGCGACGCTGAATTATTCAATGGTTCCCGACGCGGTGGTGCTTGGCTTTCATGGAAACGGCGACGCAAAACAAAGGTTTGACATGATGGAACAGGCTTTGAAGGTGCTGAAATGACAGAAGAAACTTTACAGGAAAGGTATATCAGAGAACTGCTTGACCCGCGCACTGCCATGACCCCGCGAGAGGTTGCGGCGCGTGAAGAGATATTACTGCTTCGCAGATTGCTTGACGTGAAACTACCAACCAAGAAGGCCGAAAAGGACTCTGGTAAGGGTGAGGTAAAACGTGGCTAGATCGGGCATGACTGCCCTCATTGAAGAACTGCGAGGGCTGGCGGAAGCAGGCACAAGCGATTACACAGTTGGTACGACCTTGTATTGGTCTGACGACACTCTGCAAGATATTTTGGATCTAAACCGTTACGACCTGATACATCAACCAACACATGCTTATCCTGTGGTCGTCTCAGGTGGCACGCTGCAATGGTTTGAGTTTCGCGCTGGGTACGGCTTTCTTGAAGCGACTACGGGCGGAACAGCTATCACCTATCTGCAAGACTCAACGGGCGCGACGCTTGGCACGGCTTTATGGAATGCGGATTACAGGCGCGGCGTGTTTACCTTCGTCAACGATGCTTTGGGTACGGCGGTTTACATCACGGGCAGGAGCTACGACCTCAACGCTGCCGCCGCTTCTATATGGCGCAAGAAAGCCGCGCACTATGCCCCCACCTCATTCAACTTTTCAACCGACAACCATAGTATCAGCCGTGAGCAGGTGTACGACCATTGTATTGAGATGGCCGCGTTCTTTGACGGCATCAGCGGCGGCGCTATTCAGACCGTTGGCCGTTACAGGAGCGATATGTAATGGGCTTGACTGCTTCCGAACTTACTGTAATGCGAGACACTATCGAGCTATTAATGCCCGATACATGCAATATTACATCTATCACCAATGTATCAGACGGCGAAGGCGGAGTAACGCAGTCACGCGGGACGACTGGCACTTCGATTGCATGCCGCTTGGACGCATTGCAAGGCCGAGAGCAGGTGACGGGCGGCGCGGTGGAACCGTACATTACCTACATGATGAGCCTGCCCTACGATACAACGGTAGCACCCGCCAATATCATCGAGCATTCAAGCGTAGATTACATGGTAAAGAGCGTGAATAGAAACCAGTCGTGGAAGGCTGTTGTTCGTGTTGAGTTGGAGCGCGTGTAATGGCGACACAGGTCACTGGAATAATCCTTGATACAAAGGTGCTGGACAAGATAACCGAGCAGTTGAAGCCGCGCGCCTTCCTTATCGTCAACAAATATGGCGTGGCGATTACAGGAGCGGCAGCGCAAAATGCGCCAGTGGATACAGCCGCGTTGCGTAACAGCATCCTGTCCGAGAG